CAAGCAGGTAAAAGCAGCGACTATCCTAAACAATGCTTTTGACTCAGGTACTACTTATGGAGATGGAGTGGAGCTTTGTTCTACTGCACACCCATTGGTAAGTGGTGGAACTAACTCAAACGAGTTTGCTACTCCAGCCGATCTTAACGAAACTTCTTTGGAAGCCGCTGTTATTCAGATCGCAGCGTGGACAGATGAGAGAGGACTACTCATCGCAGCAAAACCTAGAAAGTTAATAATCCCACCGAATCTACAGTTTGTGGCAACAAGATTGTTAGAAACTGAAGGAAGAGTAGGAACAGCGGATAACGACCTAAACGCAATAAAGAATAATGGTTCTATCCCAGAGGGCTACACTATCAATCATTACTTGACTGATACAGATGCTTTCTTCTTATTAACTGACGTACCAAACGGCTTAAAACACTTTACACGTAGTCCAATGGCAACATCTATGGATGCTGACTTTGACACAGGTAATAGTCGTTATAAAGCTAGAGAAAGATACTCTTTTGGTGTATCCGATCCTTTAGGAATTTTCGGAACCCCAGGGGCGTAAATTTTTATTTAAGGGGGTGCTTGTCACCCCTTTATTTTTATGTATAATAAACTAAACCTTGATGAACAATAATGTTCAACATGCCAAGACAAGGAGATTTAAATGGCAAATACAACTTTTAACGGCCCCGTCCGATCCGAAAACGGTTTTAAAACAATATCCAAAAATGTAACCACTGGTGTATTAACAGAACAGATAGTCGCTTCAAGTGGTGGTGTATTAGAAGTACAAAAGGTTGCTACTTCTGGTAGAGATAACATAGTTGCAGCAGGAACAACAGTTGGTGCTAATAACGCTAGTTTAGGAACTGCGGCTACTATATTTAATGTAACTCCAAATGCACATGGGTCTGGTATTGCTGATGCAGCGATAAACACCTTTATAAACAAAATTGGTGGTGATATTGTCACAACTATATTAGTAGACTTGCATGGAGGTTTAGCTTCTGGTGGAGCGGCTAACGATGTTATTGGTACTGATGGTGGTGCTGCTAATGCTTATATAGCTGAGTTAACTAAAGAAGTTAATGGTATACCATACAAATTAGAGTTCATTTGTCTTGAAGTTCCTACAGGTGGAGATCCTGACATCAACCTTGTTTGTTCTGCAACAGGCACAACAGCAGAAAATGCTGCGGTAACTAGTGGAACTATATTATTTAACAATGGTGATCTAACTTTAGGACTACATAATGAAGCTGACGCAGGAGCAACTCTTGCGGCTTTGAGTAAGAAATTTCTGTATCTAACTTGTGGTGATGCAACTGAGGCTGCTTATACAGCAGGTAAACTTGTTATCAAGATTCATGGTGCGGCTTTCGATTTCAACAACGATTAATTTGGAGGCTAAATTATGGCAGGTTTATCAGATGTACGAGCTCTGACCATCAGTGATGAGAATGCTGCAGACGATGATAGATTAGTTACTGCGGCCAGACCAAACACTTCTGCAACGATGGCAAACACTACGTTTGCTGGCGGTGCAGCTAGGAATGTTACAGTTACAACTACAGGCACAGGTGATAACGCAAAGACTTGTACCATTACTGGTACAGATGTTTTTGGTGATGCTATGACAGAAGTTATAACATCAACAGGTAGTGCAGAAGCTGTCGCAGGTACAAAGTTATTTTTAACTGTTACCGCAGTTGAATGTTCAGCACAATACGCAGCGAACATAAAAGTAGGGTCAGGTTCTTTATGTGCTCAAGCCGTTACAAGTTCTTTAAGAGTTAGAATAAAAGGTATGTCCGTAGTGTCAGGAGGTACTGCAGGTGATGTAGAGTTTATTAATGGTACACCAGAAAGTGGTACAACATTGTTTAAATCAAGAACTATAGGCACTGCAAACACAACTGTGGATAGAACCATACCGTCTGAAGGCATTCTTTTTAACAATGGTGGTTCTGTAAAATATACAGTAGATGTTGCTGATAATATAACAGTTTTCTTTGCGTAAGAGGTAATATTGTCTTCTAAGGGTACCATGAAAGGCCACACCATAAAAGGAGGTCACAAGCGTCCAACTAAATCTGGGGCAGGTATGACTAAAAAAGGTGTGGAAAAGTATAGGAGAGATAACCCTGGAAGTAAGTTAAAGACAGCTGTAACAGGTAAAGTTAAAAAAGGAAGTGCAGCCGCTAAAAGAAGAAAATCATATTGTGCTAGAAGTGCTGGTCAAATGAAAAAATTTCCAAAAGCAGCTAAAAATCCAAATAGTCGTTTACGACAAGCTAGAAGAAGGTGGAAGTGCTAATGCCTAGAGGTAGACCTAAAAAAGAAAAACTTTCTGTAGAAGAAGTTATGCACGAGCTGGCCAAACATGAAGCTGAGTGTACTCTTCGATACAAAAGAATAGAAGAAATACTTGAAGATCAAAAAACTCATTTAAAAGGACTTGATGTTCGTATGTGGGGATTAGCTGTTTTAATTATAGGGGCTGCAGCAGTGCAGAAATTATTATGATGACAAGTAAAGTAAAAACAGGGCCTAAACCCTCTAAACTAAACGTAACTTACTTTAAGAGAGGTGGAGCTGCTTCTAAAAAATCAAAAGGCAGTAAGATATGTCCCGCGGGTAAGGCATGGGCTAAAAGAACTTTTGACACATATCCAAGTGCTTATGCAAATATGGCCGCTTCAAAATATTGTAAAGACCCTAATTATGCAAAGGGTGCGAAAGGCAAGAAATAATGGGTGCTCTTAAAGATTGGGTAAAACAAGATTGGGTTCGCATAGGAACTGATGGTAAAATCAAGGGAAAATGTGGGACATCTAAGGATAAGAAGAATCCTGATAGATGTTTACCTAGATCTAAAGCAAACAGTCTGTCTCAATCACAAAGAGCCTCTACGGCTAAAAAAAAGAAAAAAGAAGGTGCAAAAGGCAAAACATTCGTTGCAAACACTAAATCAGCAAAAGTTACAAAAATGGGGTTTGGTGGAGAAGTACCTTCTACTAAGGCTAAAAGACCTTTCAATGGTAAAACTAAAAAAGGATCTATAGTCGCAAGAGGTTGTGGTATTGTTATGCCAAACAGACGTAAACAAACAAAAGTAAGGACTTGATATGGCAACATCTAATTCTACAAATTTTGAGCCAGATGCCGCAGAATACATAGAAGAAGCTTATGAAAGGTGCGGTTTAGAAGTAAGAACAGGTTATGACTTAACAACAGCTAAACGATCTTTAAATTTAATGTTTGCAGAGTGGGCAAACAGAGGATTAAATCAATGGACAATTACTCAAAGAACACAAGCGATTACGTCTGGAGATCGTGAGTATGATTTAGGCGCAGATGTAATTGATATACTTAATCTTGTTGTAAGGCGTTCTGGTACAGATTTTTCCATGACAAGGGTTAGTCGATCCGATGATTTAGCTATTCCAAACAAAGCTACTACGGGCCGACCTACACAATTTTTTCTTGATAGACAAATCACACCTAATTTAAAAGTATGGCCTACTCCTGAGAATAGCACAGATGTCATTCATTACGATGCTTTGACCAGAGTGGAGGACATAGATTCTCAAGTAAACACGATGGACGTGCCTTTTAGATTTTACCCGTGTTTGTCGGCAGGATTGGCATATTATCTCTCGTTAAAAAAAGCTCCGCAAAGAACTCAAATGTTAAAAGCTATATATGAAGAAGAGTTTGAACGAGCTATGGGAGAGGACAGAGACAGGTCTAGCTTTACTGTAAGTCCACAATACGCTTATTTAAGGTCTAACTAATGAGTAGGTTTGCCACAGGTAAACACGCTTACGGCATATCTGACAGATCAGGTATGAAATATAGATATCGTGATTTAAAAAAAGAATGGAACGGTTCTTTAGTTGGTCCTGATGAATTTGAGGCCAAGCACCCTCAGTTAGGGCCTTTTAGAACAGTGGCCGATCCCGAAGCAATTAGGGATGCAAGGCCTAGTAGAACAGAAAACCCTGTAGAAGTTCTTTTAAACTTAAACCCTTTTACATCTAGTACGGCAGGTTCAGGAGTTATTACAGTTCAGGAAGGGGGTCACGGCCGCTCTACAAGTGATACTGTAAGGTTTAGAAGTGTGTATGGGTTTGACGGATTTACTAAAACTGTTTTGGAACAGGCTACGGGCTACAGCATTACAGTTGTTACCTCTGACACATATACATTTACAGCTAATGGAGAAACCGCTACAATAGGGGGTATTGTAGGAGGCGGTAGTCGAGCTACAGCAGGACCAACCACGGTGAGTGCATGATATGAGTTTTACTTTAACACAATTAAAAACAGCCATACAAGATTATTCAGATAATAGTGAAACTACTTTTGTAAACAATATAAATAACTTTATAAAGGCCGCAGAAGAAAAAATATTTAAAAGTGTAGATCTTGATTATTTTAGAAAAAATGTAACAAGTGCTTTTACTTCATCAGATGCTTTTCTTACAGTGCCTACAGATTATTTAGCATCGTTTTCACTTCAAATAACAACATCTGGGTCAGAAAGTTTTTTACTACAAAAAGATGTAAATTTTTTAAGAGAGTATACTCCAGCTTCTTCTACAACTGGATTACCAAAATATTATGCACGATTTGACGAAAACAATTTTATGGTAGCCCCTACACCAAACAGTAATTACACGCTAGAGTTACATTATTATTATAGACCAGCTAGTTTGACCGCAGGTGCTGACAGTGGTACAACTTGGATTAGCACGAATGCTCCTTTTGCTTTATTGTATGGTTCTTTAATTGAAGCGTATACTTTTATGAAGGGAGAAGCTGATGTTCTTCAAAATTATACTAATACATATTTACAATATATGGAAAGATTAAAAGATTTAGGCGAAGCAAGAGAGAATACGGATGCAAACAGAGTTGGTCTACCAGCAAGACCGAGAACATAGGAGTAGAAAATGGCAACAGCAAATGCGTCAACCAATTATCTTGAGAGAAGAATATTACATTATATATTCAAGAATAACTCTCTAAGTTTTTCATCCCCTGGAGATAGTATTTATGTAGGACTTGCAACAGCAGTAAGTGCCGCAGAAACAGGTTCTGTCACAGAGGCAAACTTTACAAACTACGCAAGACAACAAGTAGCCGCATCTGGTTGGACAACCATAGGCGCAGACTCAACCGACACACAAACTGCAACTAATGCAGCGAATATTGAGTTTCCAGCATCAGGTGGAACAAACAATACAATAACACATGTAATTATTGCAGATGCTTCAAGTAGTGGTAATATATTATTTGTAGGAGCTTTGGATGCTAGTAAGGTTATAGCTTCTGGAGATATTTTTAGAATTAATGCAGGGAATCTTACTATAGAGTTGAAATAATGGCATTAGTAATATCAGACAGAGTAAAGGAAACCACAACCACAACGGGTACTGGCACATATACTTTAGGCGGTGCAGTTACAGGTTTTGAAACTTTTACTGCTAATTTAAGTAACGCAGATACTACATATTATTGTTGCACCGATGGTACAAACTTTGAAGTTGGCTTAGGTACATTCACATCTTCTGGAACCACTTTAGCTAGAACGACAGTTATATCTAGTTCTAATTCTAATAGTGCAGTTAGTTGGAGTGCTGGTACAAGAACTTTATTCTGTACTTTACCTGCATCAAAAACAGTATTTTTAGATGCTAGTGGGAATATAGTTGCTGCAAACGGCAGTAATTTAACAGCATTAAATGCTTCTAATTTAGCAAGTGGCACAGTAGCAAATGCAAGATTAGATGCACAACTGCAAGATGTTGCTGGATTAGCAGTAACGGATAGTGGTTTTATCGTAGGTGATGGATCAAATTTTGTTTTAGAAACAGGTGCAACAGTTAGAACATCTTTAGGTTTAGGTACAGCTGCAACATTAGATACTGGTATATCTAATACTAACATACCAAAATTTACATCTAGTGTGGCTGATGATGATTTTTTGCGTGTTGACGGAACATCAATAGAGGGAAGATCATCAAGTGAAGTTTTATCTGATATAGGTGGTCAAGCAGCCTTAACCTTTGGAATATCAAATACTAACATTCCTATTTTTACTAGTGGTGTTGC